TTCGCTTTAGGTTACCCTATAGTGAATGCCCGGATCTTGAGCCGTCTGATTTAAATCGCTATCTCTCTTTTCTTCTTCTTCAGGGCCAGAAAAGGGCCTCTGTTGCTTTCCCGAGACGTCAATCGACGACTCGTGATTCATCAGGGTTTCTGGCTTTGTCGCGGATGGGGAAACGAGCGCGATGGGAGTTTGCTCACTCCGTTGCGTCAATCAAGCGCAACCTTCCTCAAGGTTGTCGTTTCCACACCCCTTCCTGTGCAGACGCATGGAAAGCGTCTGCATTCTCTAACCCCCTCCCCTCTTCTCCGGAGTACCTCTCGTTTTTACGTAGAGAGGTACGCAAGATGTTTCCATTCGGTTGGGACCGTGATTATGAGAAATTTGTGTATTCTCATGTCCCCAATGCCACAGCTAGGTTCTCTGAACAGAGAGCCGACCATGCTTGGATGGGCGAATGGAGGTCTTACGTCGGTCAATGCTTGAGCGGTCCCTTTATCACAGGGATACCGTTCCAAGCGCGGTATAAGGAAGTGCTTAGCGCTGGGAAAGTCAGGCCTTTAATCATTTATGATAAAAGTATTGATTACCTTGCGCCTTTGCACAAGATGCTTTATAAGCATCTTTCCAAGCAATCTTGGTGCCTTGTCGGACCGCCGACGTCGGAGAAAATTTCATCTGTCTGTAGGTACAAGTATCAGACTAGCATTGACTTAGTCAGTGCTACTGATAACTTGTCCCTCGAGTCCACAGAGGCCATCCTCGCTTCACTCCTTAGTAAGTGTGAACGCGTTCCTGGTGGGATCCGTGAGCTTGCTCACTTATCTCTCAGGCCGTTAGTAACGGTGAACGGTGTGATCGAGGGCGAAGTGACCCACGGACAGATGATGGGAGCTTACCTTTCTTTTCCGCTGCTTTGTCTGCAGTCTTACCTTGCAGCCCGTTGGGCGATGAGGGGCCATAAGGCCACTTATCTAGTCAACGGGGACGACTGCTTGGTAAGCTCAGATGCTTACGTTTCGGCTGAGTCTTATCCTTCTGGTTGGAGGCTTAATGACAAGAAGACGATTCGTAGCGAAGTTGTAGCCGAGGTTAATTCGACTGCATTTCTAAGCGGCGGTGGTAAATGGCGTGAGGTACGCCATTTGAGGAGAGGTGGTTTTCAAACCGATTTTAAAGGGATGCTCCATATTGCTAGCGCAGTACGAGGTTCCCGTGAATGGACGGATGCTTTCGTTCATTCTCGAATCGGTAAGAAATGGGGTTTCCTTCCTTCACAGCTCTCGCTTCATCCTAAGTCGTATCCTGCTTTCAGCAGGGGTAGGGAGATGTGGCATAGGTGTCATACACCTTTGCCACTCGCTCCTTCTCAGGATCGAGGTGAGGGCGTCCTTGGCTTACGAAGAGCTTTGGATCCCGACGAACGGATGGCTTTTACTGCTTGGCAGTGGTCACACGGTCGAGATGGAGGGAGGAAGAGAGACGTATATTCGCCTAGCGTGGGCGAGGTACGTAGGACGTACGCGTACAAGGTTGTAAAGCCTTGGTCTCGGCTTAGCTTCGTTTCTAAGCTGAAGTCGTTGAAATTCGACGGCTACGCGTACGGAAGAAAGGAGGTAGATATGCAGTTCGTTCCTGACGAATACATATCTATAAGAGAGATGCGTGCCATTAGGGAGCAGAATTTTTGTTTCCCACAAGTTGATGGCTAATTTACATCGGTCTCTTGGCGTCCCATGGTGCTGGCAACAGTATCGTCGCGGGGCGTTTGACGTCACATGCTGATAAGCAAGCGATAGTGAGGATCTCTCCTCCGCCAAGTACGTTGGTCCCTACTCCGAATCTGGGGTACATCAGCTACGTAGTGGTTACCAGGCTGAAAACCTAGTAATCCAGGGGGAACTCTTCTCGCGCTAAAAGAATGTGTGACGTCCGACGCAGGGTGGGAC